CCAGCAACACCGGACATTGTCCGACAAATCAGGTACGTGCCTGCACCGGTCGTTAACGACGGAGACTCGCCGCCAACACCCCACGATAATCTCCGATAGGAAGCCCCCTCGAGAGACGCCGGGGCGGCATCCGTCCCCTGCACCGACCACGTCAACCAGGTGTAGAACGTCGACGTGGAAGCGGTAACCGTAATGGAATCGCCCGAGTCGCCAGATACCGCTTCTTTTGCATACAGGAAAGCAGTGTGGAAATACGAAGCCCCAAGGTCTTCCTCATCGACCAAAGTCCAACCAGACGGGGTCGTAATATTCCCCGTCTCCTGGGCCAGCGGGGAGTTGATGAGCAGAAGAATCCGGTCGCCGACGACAGTGGTCGGCAGGGTCACACTGATCGACGTGGTTGTAGTTGTTTCAGTGCCCGAGTTTGAGTCTCTGACACCGACTGGGCCAGCCGAAACAGGCATTAAATTTCACCTAACCGCAACACTTCAGAGTCGATGAACGCAGCCCTGGCCGTCTGCATGTCGAGACGGGCAGGGGCCAGGGTGAACGTCGTCTCGGCGTCTAGCTGACGTGTCCGATCAATCTGCATCCAATTCCCAGGGGAAGCCTGCAACGGTGGCGGAATGAATGGGCCCCGAATGAACCAGTCGTTTCGCACGAAGACTCGACCGTCTTCGGGCCGGTTCCCAAATTGGAGCTGCTGGGAACCGTGGAACGCTACAGGGTCAGCGTCGACCGTATTCGGGTCACGCCAGACCAGAAAGAAGATGGCGAGGAACTCGATGCGGGTACACCCATCCGGCAGCATGGCGTCGCGGACACGATCGAAGAACCCGACAGCACGGGTCTCGTCGTTCTCCAACCCCTGAATCCGACGCCTGATACCCACACTGGTTCACTTAAACCAGCGAGATTCGTAGAATCCCAGTGTTTGCCCAGGTGATCGTGAAATCGCCGCCCGACACCTGATAGTTCGCAGCGCAGTGTCTGCGCTCCCTGTCGTGAGCTGACGCTGAGCAAGGTCACCAGTATCGGCGCGCCCATCGCAGGAGAAGCAGCTGACCTCGTAGATCCCTGAACGCGAACGATCCCCCACCTCGCGCTTTACCCGGCAAAGAGGTTGAGGGACCGCCTTACACCCCCGTGAAGGGGAGAAAGTTGCTGCCAGACTATCACACATGTCAGTCGAGCGCCACTGTCAGAGATCCCGATGGGATCGTGAAATCATCGCCAGCGGTCAACGAAACGCTAGAAGTCAGATCACCGTAGAACAACGGATTGCCGACCGCCCCAGCCGTGTTCCCATCCCAGATCGAGATGTGCGTGATGACCTCGGTGGTCGACACCGAGGTCCATGTGATGTCGGCACTGGTCGCCTTCGACCCAGCCGAAGCAGCAGCCCACGTAATCGCGGCCGACTTCGTGTTCTCAATCGCCACGAACGCGCTGCAATCCTCGCCAGGATCACCAGTGTGAAGCAACGCATAGTTGTTGACGGGCTGGGTGAAGGTCGTGCCTCCCAGAACATGATCCAGCAGCGCGGTTTCAAGGTAGTTTGCAAAATCGGTCATCAACGACCCCTTTCGTAAGAACAGATTTTAGTAGCCCGATATCCCAGCAGTTGAAGATTTCACGACGCCTGGGCCTGTCACATCGTTCAACCCCTTACCCCTCGCAGCTAGCCCAACCGCAGCATCGACCCACACGTAAGCGCGGTTCGACACTGCCCCCAGAGCAAGCACCCCAGCAAGGATCGCCGAGTTCGATTCCGGGAAAGCTTCGACCACCCAGTAAGCGATGCATGCCACGATCGAGATCAAGCCCGGCACTAGCTGCTTCAACCTCTTTGAAGCTTCCGGCGAAAGAACTAGAGCCGCTGCGGCCACGACCAGTGGGGCAAGCGCGAGAAGCTGGGTCTCAACTTCGGGAATCAGCGCCGCCGTGTCTTCAGTTTCAGTCGTTGCCGCCACGGCACCGGGAATCAGGACAACAAGAACCGCGGCAGTCACAAGCAGCCCAAAGCGTTTCCACATGCCTAGTACCGTCCTCCACACAGATCCCGTCGGCTGGGATGCCACCTACCCAGCTTCTGGGGAGGTCGCAATGAATTTGCGAACTTTTTCAGCAGGCATGCCGTTGATGATCATCTGTGTCATCCAGTAATTCAGCCCCTTGGCGTCTGGTGGCCGATCGAGAATGTCGACGTAAGCTTTCGTAACCTCGATAACCGCGTGCCGCCAATCGTTGATTGACACCTCGCCCAACTGGATCGACTCTGTATGGGCCGTCACCAGCTCCTTAGCCGGTTTCCTCTGCAGCGCCTTGTGCAACTGAGGGCCAACGACATCGTGGCGGAGGTCGAAGACATACGGCATCGTCGCCCGGATCTCGTTGATCGCCGCAAGGACATCGTTGAGCTTCTTCTCTTGCTCTGGAGTCATAGAATCCTGGTCTTTCTGGGAGTGATCTTCAACCGCCGCAAAGAAGCGACCCCAGGGAAAGTTCTCCCCAGGATCAGACCTGCGTCCGGGATCGCGTTCACCGTGGCTGATGAACCCTGGGCGTCGGTACTCCGACATTTGCCGAGTAATCCGTTCCAGTGGAATCGTAATCCCAAACTGGGTTGACACCCAATCTCTGAGCTTGGCCACCTCGGCCCCAGCCTGCTCCAACGCCCCCTCGACCCACTCGCTTGGCAGCTGCGACCATTGATCAGCTCTGCAAGCAAACGAAATCGCGATGGCGTGCGAATTTGAACCCGTCCCGTCCTGCCACGCTTCCATCCATGGCGGGATCAACGGCACAGTCGAGTCCGAATCAACAAGCGAATGGTAACTGCCTGGCGTCCGTCGGCTCTGAATGAACCTCGCTACGCTTTCAGCTCCGCTGTCCGGCAGAGCTAGATCGGTGGCGTTTTCCGCGGTGTGAACGACGATCACTCCCGAAACAGGGGAGCGTCGCACGCGACGGAACTGGCTCCGAACCGGAGGGTGCTGTAACAGAAAGTACGACCGATCGCTGATGGTCATACCTCATCTTACGTTGGCTGAGTGTCAAGGCCAGTTTGGTTTGTGACCGAGATCAAGGAGTTGGCCCGTCAACGTCGCAACGCCTTCCTCACGGTGCGTGATTCTGATTCCGTCGGCAGCGCACCTAGCTGACAAGGCGTCGACCTTCTGTTCGAGGGTTTTGACCCGTTCCCGCAGCGGGTCGATCAAAGACAAAGCTGTTTCGACGGTGATGTCTGCGGCTGTGGCTTCGTGCTCGGACACCGCTGCTGTTGTTTGCCGACGCTGGAACGCAACACCCACGCCGGACACGATCGACGCCACCGCAGCCGAGTAGATGGCGATCCATTCATTCATTCATCGCCGTCACCTTCTGCAATCTCGGTTCGTGCCACCCCTGCCAGGCGCAGCACCCGCTCGACAAGATCCCGCATCAGTAAGGAACGCAATGAGGACATGACAAGGTAGAGCCCGACGCTTGGACGCAACCACAGCGCCGTTGGTAGCCCGTGGTCATGTGCTAGCCCGTGGTCGTCCTCCAACGCCAGCACACCGAACGCCAACCCGGTCCACAGACTGACCGCCAGCAGCCCGGCGGTTAGTGGGACAGTCCACGGGACAGCCAACCGGATCGTTGCCCGCAGCGCCACCCACCAGTAAGCGGCGACACCAGCACAGACCGCGACCATCAGCCACTGTGAAACGTGGTCGAAATCGTCCAACCACGCGCTTGCGTAAACGCTCACCAGTCGCCCGCCCAGAACGCCAACCTCACTGCCGCCCACATCGACCACACGCGCCACGTCGGAGTCCCCAAGGCAACCATCATGTGCCGGAACTCTCGATCCACTTCCCTCTTGGTTCGACAACCGAGCAACCGATGCCGGGGTTTTCTGTAGAGAAAGTCGTGTGCAACGCACGCTTGCAACTGGGGTTGGCCGTGTGGAGAAATGATCGGCCAGAACACCCGAGGGATCGAACCAAGGTCAGTCCTAAACCCGACTTGCACCGTCACAAACTTCCCCGACCCGATTACACCGACCTCCCAAACAAGCTCGTCGGTTACCTTCCATTCCTTGCCGCCCACAGGTTGGATCGAAGTTTGAGCGTCTGTCCATCTACTCACGGGACTCGTCCTTCTGCGACAAAGTGCCCGAACATGCCGAGCCCGAACAACAACACCAGTAAGGCCACACCTAAGGCCATGTCCACGACTCGCCGCCTATCCACGTCATGACTACGTGTAGTCGTAGGTCAACGAGTTGAACGAAAGGTTCCCGTCTGCTCCGAACGCCTCATCAGGAATATCGTGAGAACCCCAGAAACTGCCGCCAGACAATGCGTCCCAAAGCCCTAACGACCGAACCGTGCTCCCACTTGGGATGGGAATCGAAACCGTCCCGCCCGTAGTAGTTGCAGCACCACCGGAAGCAGCCGCCCACGTCAACGCCTGCCTGGCGTAGCTGCCGCCAGTCACTTCGCTCGTCCCAGTTTCTCCGGGATCGTTGACCGTGTGCGCCGACACGTAAAGAAACCTGTTGCCGCAAAGTTGATCGACTGCGTAATTCTGTGCTGCGGTATTAGCTCCCATACCGGAATGTTCGGCCTTTCAAAGAGTTTCTTGAGGATGCACCCGCTGCGACACTCTTACGGGAATCGCGCAGTGACAATAGCCGTGCCCACTGACAGTCGCTCCACCAAAACCTTGTCGGACGCTGTGATCGCCGTCGGCGTTTCGACATAGCGGTACACCTTCCCATCGATCGTGACAGTGTGATTCACGCCATCGACCGAATCGACTGTCGCCACCCAGGAGCGGCGCACATCTTTCTTGGGCCGACGATCGATGGCCCGTGCTAGACGGTTGACCGAACTCATACAGGGTTCATCACAATCTGAGTGTCGCTCTGGTCGAGATCCCCGGCAGCCACAAATCGCAGGGCAGCAGGCGTCGGCGGCACCCACAAGCCATCAGCAAACAGGAGCGTCTCCGAGTCAGTGCCGGTCCCCTCCCGAATGAGAACCTCATGCCTACGACCGCGGCCCTCGCACGCAACCCATCCGACGCCCACACCTACGACCCTCAACGGCTCGGACAACTGCAGCTGTGCTGCACCCCGGGTAATGCCACGAACCACATCGTCCATCCTGATCGGGCGAGCACCGACAGCATCAACTGACTCTTGGTACAGCTGCTCGTAAATCACTTCCTGCTCGGAGGGTAAGAGACTCTCCAAGGTAGAGATCCGACCATCGCGGAACTTGCGGGCCAGTTCGTCGCTGAGTGTCAGCGTTACATCAATATCGGTCATGGGTGATCTCCTTGCCCAGCGGAGGGATCCCACGATGGTCGCGCAGTCACCGCCATCTTCCCAGGACGCATTGGGCACGACAACGACTCAACCGTGAACCACCCGTCGTTTACCCCCAACTGTGGGCAGTCAATCAAGATCGGCATACCTGCCAGCAACTGGGGCACAGGCACAGACGAGAACTCGATCACGTTCCCACCACCCCGACCCGATCGCCGCAGAATTGCCCACGCAGCCATCGTCGCCATCTGCTCTCCGTCAATAGCTTCAGACGACACCGACTCAACCAAAGGCTGGTGAGTCCCGCCCCCGTTGGGATCCCAGTACGTCGGCGACGACGGATCCGAATCCCACACCTCGACCTCGATTTCGTCTGCGTCCTCAGGTACAGAAGACACAGTCAAACGGACGCCCGACGGAGCGCCATCCGAGAACAGGTTTGCTGCCGGGGGGGCAAGCTCGTAGCCGCGATCAGAGCTGGTCGTGAACTGGTAACGAGGTTCGTATCCGACCTCGACATCGAGCTGCGGACCGATCACGCATCGGCCAAACACGTCGAACGAGACTCCGTAGCCGGACCCTTGTTCGATCTCTTCGATCACCTGCAACCGCGACGTGCCCGGATCGATTTCCATTGTGGGCAACGTCCACGTAGTCCCGGTCACCTGAACGTCCAAGCCTTCGTCAAACCGGTCTCTTACGAGTTCCTCCAACGCGTCCGCGACGTTGTCGCCGGAAGTGATTGTCCAGCCCGAATCGAGATCGTCATCCAGAAGTTCCCGCATATCGATGAGATCGATATTCAACTGGTGCCCGGCCCCGTCCAACCGCCATGTCGTGCGACCGACTGCGAGCGTCGCGCGACGGGCGATACGTCGGACGATCGAGTACGTCGACTCCTCTTCTTCCCAACCGGCGTACACCTCGACCAGTGAACCTGACCACGACCTGAGAGGATGGTCGAGAGTCAGCGGAGCATTCTCCGGGGCTTGGTCTGCGTCGGCATCCAGCCACAAAGAGACCGATCCTGATCTCGTGACAAAACCGTCGGCAGTTTCGTCAATGTCCTCAAGCTGAAATGGCAGCTTTATCGCGTCGTCTTCATCGAACGTGGAGTAGAGAGCACGGCCGTCCGAAGAAAGCACCCGAACGCCAGTAGCCATAACCGTTCCGCGATCTGGCAGCGACCCGAGCGACACCTCTTCGATCGAGTATTCGATTTGCGGGATCTCCCACTCGAACACCAGCAGCGCGGGCACAAACGAACCAGGCCCGTCGGCCAACGTCTGATGACCAAGGTCACGCGATGTGCTTTGAGACGTGACCGTAAATCCAGCCGGGACATCGTTGATGTCGTGGTAGAAGACGACATCGATCCCAGACACCGTGAAGCCCGACGGGTTGTCCTCGAACGCAACATCGCCGATGTTGACGCCTCGACCGTCTGGTGTGCCAGTGACCGATGTGCCGGTAACCGTCCAAGTGTTTCCTTGCGGATCGTTCCACGACGTGTCCCCGGGGCCGTCAGCGTCTCCGTTCGGGTAGAAGTCGGCCTCGACAACCCCGTCGAACTCCCAGACGGCCCGGATCAAATCGCACGTAATGATGTCCGACCCGAGCGCGTACGGGACCGCTCCCAGAACGAACTGGCCATTCGGGTTGACAGGCACAGACAAGCCCGTCACCGATGTCGAGTTTGCTTCGACCAGGCTCCACGAGACGGCCGAATAGTCTTCGGTGTCGTCGTTCGATTCGTAGATGCGGACAAACAGCGACCCTGTACCGGACGGCGGGTACTCGATGTTCACCCGCAACCAGCGGAGCGACACCCCACCCGTCTGGGAGAGCGAACTGGACGACGGACCGTAGTTGCCGGGATCAGTCTGAACGACCGCGGCGTAACTGCCCGCCGAGCTACGAGTCCACCATGTGAACCCGTTACTCGTTGATGTCGTCTGGAAACCGCCGACTGCCTGCCAGCTGCTGGTGTTCAGGTTGAAGTTGTCGACGCGGAGGTAGAGGTTGATTTCCTCGTAGCTGCCACCGGAATCGGGGGCTGTTACCCGATCGCCGGACCCAGGACCGTCGAGATGTACATAAGCCGCCACAGATCAGTCCTCGACCTCTACGAACGACACTTGCGTCTCGTACAGATCCCGCAGGTTGCCGACATCGGCTGCTGTCGGCAAAGCCCGGATCCAATTCAGGGTTCGACCCGATGACTGCCGAACCACCCACTCCTCCCCCAAGGAGTTGATCAACCTCCACGGGCCTCGGGCACCGAGGAAATCCTCAAGGGTGCGACGTTCGGTCTTGTTCATGGTTCGGAACGTCAAGGTCAACCGTGTCGCTTGTGGCCCAGACGTGACCACCACCGCTTCACGCACCGGGGGCAGCTGGTCTATCACTACGGCCGTCTCGGGGTCCTCGCGTTCGACCGCTATCACAGTCGGTTGCCACACCGCCATAGTTGTGGTGTGAATCATCCACCAACCAGTCGAGGTCGTCTGGGTCAATGGCCCGGGCACCCACGCCGAAGATCTGGATCGCTCAGCATTTACGCCACGAACCCGGTACAGCAACGAAGCGTTGTGGGCAGGCTGCTCCGACACAAGCCACCGGCGGAACAATCTGCGACCCGCGAGGAAAGGATTCTGCAAAGCTTCGATCTCCGCCTCAGTCAAAGCTTTCTGAACGATCGCCACCATCGAATGGGTTCCACCGAAATCTTCTTGCGTCAGTGTCCCAGCCCGAGCACCGAGCGTGAAATCTCCAGGAGTGGGCAAAGCCCCGGCACCAGAAATGTCGACTCCTGTTGTCAGACTGTTGGAGACTGAGTCCCACACATACGCGTTGCCTTGGGCGATCACAACCGCAACCACAAGCTGATCATTCGATACCGCTGTACCGCCAGATTCGGAATAACCGGTTGTGGCCCCATCGATTCGGAAACTGATGTTGCCACTAGAAGTCAAACGAAGCGACATCGACTCTCCGCCGTTCTCCGTCGACCAGGCCGACCGGATGGTGGGTGCGCCTGTAGCAAGATCAGGCCGCCCCGCCCAGATCACCGTCAGCTCACCACCCGAAGCAGTGATCGCAGCGAACTTCGCTCTGACGACAGCGTCAGCGAACTCTGCGGCGTCCGTCGAATCAGCCATCGTCGTCATGTACGTGCCAGACGTGACGATGTGCGCTACCGGAGTCGTATGGGAATTGTGGTCCTGATTCAGGGTCCACGAGTACAGCAGATCGTCAGTCCACCCCGCGTACCCAGCATCAGGATTCGACTGGTCGCAGCCCACACCCCCAGCCGGGATGAAGTGCAGCTCCTTCGTCAACGACGCGCCCTGCCACGCCACCACCTCGAAGATCCGTCCCGAACACGGGTTCGTCACCGCCGGATCCTCGCCAACCGTCGCAGTGCCGGAACCCGAAGCCCGGCTTCCCGCCGAAGCGACAGACGGGGTCGTGTCAGTGTGCGCCAGCGTCCACCCCTGATCAGTGTCGACCGTCAGGCCCGGTGCACAGTAGTCCCGCACGTAGAACTCGGCCTCGTCCGTCGCCAGATCAACCGTGATCCAGATCTGCAGCCTTGACGAGTACAGCGACACACCCAGCTCGGCCGACGACGCCGACCACGTCACGTTGTTCGTCCCGTCCCAGATCGTGACCTCCACGCCCTCACTGGAATCAATGAGGTCGACGTGGCCACCGGCCCAGTTCAGGATCCGCTGATCCGCGATGATGTCGTCAAGTTCCACATCGAACGCGATGTCGACCTGGGTCGAAGACGCTGCGCTCACAGACAAAGCCTGAGCCGAGTTGTCGTCCACCCCAGGCAACGCCAGATAGTGGTCCCCCGGCCAATCCCACACTTTGGAAGCGTTGCCCGTAGTCGTGAACGTCCCGTCCGCGACACCAGCGGGGTGCCGGACTGGCCACACCTCTGTGCCAGAAGCAATGTCCTCAGCGCAGATCAGCACATAGTCGGAGTCGTGGGAGGCCAACAGCTCTTCGAAGGCAGAGGTTGTCTCCTGCCCGTACCCCTCGTCCACATAGGCCCCGCCATCAGTCGATGACTGCACCTCCACCGCGTCCCAGTACCTCCACCCAGACGATCGAGGCTCTTCCTGGTAGGCGTACACCGACATCGCTGGTGGCACCCACGACGCCACCAGCGACGACGGAGCAGACGGCGTCCCCTCGCCCTCGACGTCGGACCACACCGGCACAATAAATGTTTCAGTGTCCCACTTAGAGCGAATCACTTGACCGCCGGAAGTAGTCGACCACGAACGCACCGACACGTCGTAGGTCGCAGCATCCAACGTCGCGTCAACGGTATGGGACCGAGTTGATTCGCCAGCGACCTTCCCCGTCCCGTACAGCTCAGACCCGATGCCCGGCGACACACCCGTCGCCGTGACCTCGATCTCCCAGTGAGTTTGCGGGTTGCCCGCGGTGTTCGCATACGACCACGTCGGAGTCACCGAACCACCGATAGTTGGCGACCCAGTCGGATACGTCAACGTCGCCGTCACCGAATCCGACTCGCCAGGGTTGCCCGGCTCCCACTCGACGTACACCTGGACGTCGTACACCCGGATCTCGCCGGTTCCGTTACCCCAAATCGACTCAATCGTGAAACCAAGACGGTCGAACTCCGACCAGTTCCTACCGTCAGCGGTCGTGTAACGCGTCGGCCGCGTCGTCCATCCCAGCGCGTAGTCGTACGTTGCAGCCAACGTCGTGTTGTACCAGATGCGGGAATCGTCTATCCCTCGGACCAGATTGTCGTCTGCATCAAGCGCTGCGGTGTTACAAATCCACGTTCCCGTAGTCGATGAGTTCTTGTCGTGCCGCCACGAGAAATCCATACGCATCGACACAACCGTCACCGGATTTCCCGAGTTCAACGAGGTCAGATCAATCTCATAAAACTCCAGGCAATCGTTCGACACCGGAGCCGGGTCCAACCACTTCGCAGTACCTGCAGAATCGATCGCATCAAGCAGGTCAGAGGCTGTACCACCAAGACTCGGGGCCGACTTCGTGAACGAACCCACGACTCGTGCAGAGGCGCGAAGGGCAGTGACAGTCGACATAAGCCAAGGGTGCCCCCCAGATGCCCTTCACGGGCCGATGCTCAGCGCCTGGCCAGCTTCCGTTCCAACTTGTGCGCCAAACCGTCCACAGCCCTCTCAGCAGCTTCTCCAGCGATTCTGGCGGTCTCAACGGACGCTCCACCCGAGACATTCACCTCGACCGGAGCGTTCACCACAATCCCACCCCGGTTCGCAGTCAAATTGTTGATCACCCCACCGTTCGCCATTGGAACCAACGAGTGACCAAACAAAGACGCCACCTCCGACAGAATCTCCATCGATCGATCCCGTTTCTGCGGACTCAGAGGAATGTACGCCTCGCCACCGGTCTCTGCCTCAGCCCACAGCCGGTACGCCCCGGCAGGAGCTATCTGAGCAACGTGGTTCTCGAAGCCGCCATCAGCGAACCTCTTGGCCTGATCACTAGACGAACCGAGCACAATCGGGGCCGCAACCACAGTCTGCTGGGTCGTTGTGACGGTGATGCTCTTGCTAGTGAACCCGGCAAGAGCGCCCGTCGCCGCGCTGATCGCACTCACAGCCTGACCTGATTCCGCAGTCAGCACCGCGTGGTATGGAGACCCCGCCACAAAACCGTCGGCCGCCGCCTGAGCAGTACCGATCACCTCAGAAGCCGAATCAGTCGCCGTCATCTCGGCGTCGTAAGTCCCCTCCGCATACGTCGTGGCAAGCGTCGTCAAGTCCAATATCTCAGTGGTCGCGTCCTCGACATCTACCGTAAGGGTCGCCTCGTACGGCTCAGCCACAGCGGCTTCCAACTCGCTGATGACCCCACCTTCGCCAGTCAACGCGTCCATAGCGTCGTCGGCATCCAACTCCAGGACAATGGTCGTCGGCTCTTCCTCGAACGCAAGCAACTCGGTTTCGAGATCCTCTAGCGCAACGTCCAGTTCCTCGGTGTCAGCCTCAAACACGATTTCGTAAGGCTCAGCAGTCAACTCGTCCAGAATCGTGACCGTGTCCTCGATATCGATGAGGAACAGCTCTCGTTCCAGTTCCAGCTCTACCTCGTACGGCTCAAGAGTCAGATCTTCTAACAGAGCGACCGTGTCCTCAAGATCGGTTAGAAGCGCCTCCCGTTCCATCTCCAGCTCAACGATGTAATCCTCTTCAGTCGTTGTCGCTAGCGCCTCATCGACTTCAGCCAAATCAGTTTCGAGTTCTTCCTTCTCCAGCTCGATCTCTGCGACATACTCACCGTCCACAAGCTCTTCAAGCTGTTCCACCGCAGCTTCTATGTCCGCTTGCGATTCCTCGGTGTCAGCCTCAATCGTGACTGTGGTCGGCTCCATCCCCAGCTCTTCGAGAGCGCCTTCGTACGCTTCGACATCAGCCTCGAAATCCTCGCCCTCCACCTGGATGTCGATGATCATCTGATCCGGGATACCGAACAAAGCCGTTGTCAGCTCCGCAACCTCTTCGGCTGGCAAACCGGCTGCCGTAGCCAAGTCCGCGAACTGCTGCTCCAGATTCCGGTAAGAGCCGACAGCATCATCAGCAGAATCAGCAGTAGAAGCCACCTCTCGGCCGTACGCCTCCATGTCCTGCCCTGCCTGGATCAGTGACTCAAGATTCCGACGCGCCTCTTTGTCGTCAAAGCCGAACACCCCGCCCTCATCGACAATCGCGTTGACCTCGTCAATCGCGTTGAGGTAATCGATCTGCGAACCGATCAAATCCAACTGACGGCCGTACAACACGTCCAACGCGTTTCCAGCAGCGCTAGCAGCGTCCTCAACGTCCTGCAACGATTCACTGATCGTGCCGATCGCTACCGCCAGCACCTCAGCAGGTTCAGCCCCACGAGCGAACATCTCCTCGAAGATGAACCCGATATCAAGCCCGGCATCTTCCAGCTGGCTGAGGGCGTCGTTAACCGTTCCGTCCCAATCGTCCAACCACTCCACGAACGCTTCCGACGCCCAACCCGTGATGTCTGAGAAGATCGCAATGAACTGCTCGGGGTCCATCCCCTCTGCCATGCCACGGCCAAGTTCCTGAGCCGCTTCGGAAATATCAAGCGCCGAATCGTTAAACGCATTGAACATCTCCGCTGCGGACACGCCAGCACCTTCAGCCATCCCACCCCAGATGTGATCAAGCTCCAAGCCAGCCGCTTCAAGCCTCACGACCATTTCTACGACCGAAAGATCCCAAGCACCCAACCACTCGACAAACGATTCTTCAGCCCAACCCGAGATCGCCGAGAACTTGTCGATAAACACCTGCTCGTCCATCGCCAACGCCATGTCACGGCCAGTGTTGCGAAGATTCTCGGTGATCCCCTTGAACGTCGACTCTGAGTTCTCACTAATGCCTTTGAAGGAATCGTTCCACGGTTTGACGAGAGACTCTCCGAAACCACCGATCTCGTCAGCAGCGCCCCTGGCGGAATCGGTCCACGCATCGACGAGAGACTCCCCGAAACCACCGATCTCGTCAGCAGCGCCCCTGAAGGAATCGGTCCACGGTTTGACGAGAGACTCTCCGAAACCACCGATCTCGTCAGCAGTGCCCCGTATCGCGGACGCTGTCCCGCCAAGCGAACTCTTCAACTCTTCACCGTCGGCCCGAGTGCCCAGAAACGAAGCACCCAAAGCAGCGACACTGACTGTGCCCGTTGTGGCAGCTTCGCCGATGTCGTAAAGAGTGTTCGCCACTGGGGCAAGATCGACACCTACCTGTCCCAACGCCTCAGCGTCCACAGCCACCGTGACAGCGATCGACGGCAACCCGACAGAAGTAGCAAACGTCGCCCCACCATTAGCGAACGAATCAACCAAACCACCCATCGCGAAATCGTGTTGACCCATACCCAACCGTCGAGCAGTTTCCCGAAGAATGTTCCTGGCACGAGGCCGACGATGATCGTTCGCGAGTGGTATGTAAGCCTCACCCTGAGTTTCTGGCTCTGACCACACTCGGATCGGCGCACCCGGCGACGTGATCTCCGGCGCGTGCCCATTGGCAACATCGCCTTCGGCGTATGTGAGCACCCCACCTCGGGCCAGAACCGACTCGCCGTAACCGCCAGAACCGCCTACTAAGCCCCCGTTACTCCAATACGCCACCCCCCGGACCGTGATGTTCCGATCCTGGAGGGTGTCAAGAATGTCCTTGAACCTTTGAATCTCAGCTGCATCAGCCTCACCGTCAACCTCAACGTCCTTGCTGTCCGGCACGTCGTCCAACAAACCAATGAACGCTTCGATCTGCGCGGTGTCTGCCTCAGCGCCGAGGAACGCAATCGCTTCGGCTGTATCCCAAAGACCCAGATTGACCATCTCCGCAGCAAACGTCGCATCAGCTTGAGAAGAGTCAGCGTTGATGTACGCAACGGCTTCCTGCTGGCTCCACATTCCAGATAGGAGCATGACGTTGGCAAACTCCTGCCGAGCCATGCTCCCGTCCGCGTCGATGTAAGTTCGCCACTCCTGAGCAGTGAACACCTGCAGATCGTTCTGCAGCATCCCGATGTTCTCTCGGGCAAGAGCAGTCTCGGCAGTCATCCTCGCTTCCCACTCAGACTGCGCCCACTCGTCACCGATGAAGATCAGATCAGTGATCTGCTGCTCGGTCATCCCGGTATCAGCCGCGATGTCCATGACGACTTCGGTGCCGTCCAGCTCCACAGCCAAAGCGGCAGCCTGCCCGAGCTGCTCCTGGACAGCCGCCCACCCCTGGAGCCCCTCCTCCGAAAGCTTCGAAATGTCGACGTTGCTGAGCTTTATGAACTGGCCCGTCAGCGTGGCGATTTCCACCGCAGACGTGCCTGCTTCCGCAGCAAGCTCCCCGAACGTGGCAACAATCTCGTCCTGTTTCGCTAGCGCCTGCTCGGCAGTGACACCGGACTGGGCGTATGCGATGTTCAGGTCACCAAATGCAGAGGCCAACTCCTCAACCGAAAGCGATCCGGCTTCGAACGAAGCAACCGCCTCGGCTGCAGCCTGTTCAGCCTCCCGCAGATACTCAGACTGCTGGGTGAACAAGTCCTGCCTGCCCTGAATCTCGTTGATCGTGTCACTCAACGTCCTCAGAGAGTCGTTCATGGTGTTGATCGAACGCGATGCGTCTTCTGCTTGGGCACCGACCGTATCAATCCCAAACGACCCCGCATCAGGGAAAGCGAAAGCGTCGCCTGCCTGGGCCATCTGACGAAGACCTTCAGCAGCAGCCAGCGCTGCCTGTTCCGTCTCCCAGACCCGACGAGCGTCAGCAGCTTGCTCCTCGGCCGTGTATAGCACGCGCTCTTCGCGGACAGGAGTCTCAGCAGCTAGGGCTCCAGCCCACCCGTTCTCGGCAGAAGACCCATACGAGTACGACTCGTTCCACCGGTCCTCGTAGAACGCCGGGTCAAAGCTTCCAATCGGCAACGAAGCCATCGGAGTGAAATCTTGAGCAGGTGGGTTCAGGGCCTCACCGACCTCATTCGTGAGGGCGACGAGATTAAGAATGCCGTCTCTTAATTTATCGACCTGCCAAAGCGCGGCATCAAGACCAAGGTCGACAACTGGCATAACAATCTGGCCAACGACAATCGCAAGGTTCTCGTACTTGCCCAGCAAGATATCCCACCTAGCGGCGGTGGTATCGAGCCTTTTCTCGTACTCCTCCTGTCTGGCAGAAGCGTTTAACAGCTCAGCGTTCGAATCGGCTACCGCCGACTCCATGGTGGAGAAACCCTCCGCCAACGTAAGCAACGTGGCACGAGTCCGCTCATTCGACAGACTCAACGTGTCGAGCGTGCCAACAACATTGCCGCCCTCAGCCGAGATATCGGACAAACCTTCAACGAAATTCATGAACGCTGCGTCAGCGTCCGTCTCCCACAGCCGGGCGAACTCGTCAGCGGTCATCCCCGCGACCGTCGCGAAATCTTCGAGCGCACGACCACCCGTCTGGACAGAATCTTCAATCGTCAGAAACGTCTTCTGCATCGCCGTGCCAGCAGCTTCAGTCGGCAGACCAAGATCTTTCATCGCCGCAGCCAGGCCCAGCACCGTGCCTTCGGTGATCCCAACCACGGCAGCACCCGCCGACATACGAGTCGTCAGATTCAGGATCTCCGACTCAGTCGCCGCGTAGTTGTTGCCCAACTCAACCAGCACCGAGCTGAGAGCGTCAACTTCTTGCGGAGCACTGCCCATCACGTTCATGAAACGCGCCATCGACGTAGCAGCCTCGGTAGCCGCCAGGTTCGTCGTCGCACCCAACTGGGCCATGACTTCGGTGAACTCACCGACATCATCAACACGGACACCAAGCTGACCAGCAGCCTCAGCGATCGCAGCCAACTCCATAGCCGTCGCAGGCATATCCGACGACATGTTGAACAGCTCCATACGGAGCGACGACAGCTGAGCTTCGGATCCGTCGAGCGTCTTCAACGCACCCGTCCAGGCCGTCTCAAACTCGACCGCAGCCTTGACCGACTTAGCCACTCCGGCAGCCAAAGCGACAGCCGCGACACCGCCAAGGACCATCTTCCCGCTCATCTTCGACGTCGCCTGCTCAAGACCCGACATCGCGTTCGACGCGACACCAAGCTGACGACCACTCGTCGTGCCGAAACCACCGATCAAGCGAGACGCAACCGCCAACCCCTGCGACAACTTCGCAGTATCAGCGCTCAAAATGACCCGAATATTGCCCGCGTCAACAGCCATTTACCAGTACCAAGTTTCTGTTGGTAGATCGATCGTCACCCGCTCAGCGTGTCAGGTTCTGAACCTCACGTCTGGATGCAACGGCTCACCGTCGCCCCGAGGTTCAGGCACAAACCGGACGCCGTCCATCGAGGCACCGGACTCTTCCATGTCTTTCGCCAAGCCGCCCCGAATGTCGCACACGATGCAGTTGTGCTGAACAACCTTCCACATCGACTGATCCGCGACACGGCCCGCCTCATCGGTCATCTCATCGTTCTTTGTCCCACACGACGGACAACGACCTAACTGCTGATCAGCCTTGTATCTGATCCAAGCCAGCTCAGCTACAACGTCCTCAGGGCGAAGCCGATGCTCGGCCTCAGAGAACGTGCAACCCGCACGCTCCGCAAACTGCATAGTCGTCCGAGCATCAAGCGAATTCTCGAACAGATCCAGCCACTCATCGACCAGCGACCGATCCGATGGATCGTTCAGCTCACCACCGCTGCCGACCGGCATGCCTGTTCAGCTCCAGTCAACAAAACGGCCAGTTCAGTCTCATTCCAGTTGTCGTCTTGCCACCAACTACGAATGGTCTCTTCGTCAAGTTCAGGTTCGATCAGACAGCGCGACACTAACACCTGCGGGAACGCATCGGCATCGAAACGCAGACCAGACCTTGCCTGCGCCGCCGACAAACCCTCGGCCAGCGCCTGCTTCTCGAACTCGGCTTTCTGCTCGTCCGTCGGCGGGTTCTCACGCAACAGCTGCGTGTACAGCTTGTGCGGCAGAGCCCGAAACACGAACTCAACCGACGCCTCTTCCAACTGCTCTTCCGCAGCGTCAAGCCGGACCTGAGCCTCAGTCATCTCCAACAAAGCCTCGGTCTCGTTCGGAGACCCCTTACGGGCCACCCGCTGCCGAACCTCGATTTCCCGGAGTTCTCTCTTCGCCGCTTCGACCTCAGCCAACACGTCGGCATCCATGCACAGCTTTCGGCGAACGACATGCGGCTTCTTCGCCGACAGCTTCTCCAGCGCAGAGCGCTTCTTCTTCCTCGTAGCCATATTGCCCCCTTATCAGTTGCCCCCAGTAAATCATGTTCTCCCCGAGACCGAACGGGGGCAGAACTGTTCGGCCTCGGAGAGAGCTAGATCACGCTGCGTACAAGCCCTTGGTGGGCGCAGCGATCGAGAAAGCAACCTCGTACATGGTCGCCTGCCCCGGATTGGGGTCGTACTCGTTCGAAACCACAGTCGCTACGAACACCTGCGACTCCTCACCGTTGACGGCACCGTTGAACCCGATCACGAGCCAACCGCTGCCGTCCACCGCCAACAGGTCCCGAATGGTTGTGGACGTGTCATCCGCATAGAACATGAGAGACGACTGCGGGTAGGTGACCGTGCCACCCACGTTGCCGACACGGGCATCGACGTAGTCCGGGGTGTCGTACACCGACACTGTCGGCTGGAAACCGGTGATACCCGCAAGGGCTTCACCAGCCTTTGTGCCGAGCAGATTGGTGCCGCCAGACAGCTCAGTGCTGATGGAAGGGGCAACCAAAGTCGGCGCAGAAGTGAGCCAGTAGACAGACAGCGTGCCCGGGAGAATGTACCTTGCCATGAATTAGACCTCCTCGGTCGAGTTGATTGAAGGGCCGATCAGGCCCCGAAGACGCCCTTGGTGGGCGCAGAGATCGAGAAAGCAACCTCGTACATGGTGGCTTGCCCAGGGTTGGGGTCGTACTCGTTGGAGACCACAGTCGCGGTGAACAGCTGCGACTCCTCGTTCTGAGCCGACCCGTTGAAACCGAGCAGGAGAAACCCGCTCGTGTCCACTGACAGAAGATCCCGAATGGTTGTGGACGTGTCGTCTGCGTAGAACATCAGAGACGACTGCGGGTAGGTGACCGTGCCACCCACGTTGCCGACACGGGCATCGACATAATCAGGTGTGTCGTACACCGCCACCGAAGGTTGGAAACCAGTGATACCCGCAAGAGCTTCACCAGCCTTCGTTCCAAGCAGATTGGTGCCGCCAGACACTTCGGCTTGTGTCGGCGCTGCGGGGTCGACCGGCGTAGACGCCAGCCAGACGACAGCAAGGGTTCCAGGAAGGATGTAACGTGCCACGGGTCAGACCTCCTCGGTCTCGTCGGTTGGTTCATCCTGGTCCTCGCCCGTGGCGGGTGAGTCAGGGATTTCTTCTGCCCCCTGGATTTCAGCCGGATCGTCGTCCCCGAAGATCTCGATGATCGTGAACCCAGCGTCCAGATACCGCTGCGCGGTGCTGGTGCCAGTGATCTTGATACGCGTCTCGTCGGGAGAGAGGAGCTTGACTTGTTCCATAGGCACAAGCGTCGGCCGCGCCGCAGGTTCGGCAGGGATGCTCACTGGGTGACAAGCAACCGGATGTGAGCGACCGAAAGCATCGCGCCTTCCGCCCCGATCCCGATGTCTGTCACAACCTCACGTTCGATCACAGAGTGATCCTCAACCGTCAACGGGTACGTGTACCCCGTCCCCGAACCCAAGTCAGTCAACCGCACCAACACCCGATCCAGAATCCACTCGGACTGCGCCCGGTTCGCCCCAACCGCCGACAGCTGATACTTCACATTCCGCATGTCGTCAGGCTGGACGATCGCACCGATCGCACCGTAGCCAGACGCAACCCGGTAAACCACAATGTAAGGAGGCTCACCCGCCGCCCCGTCAGGTGCCTTTGCGTCGCCAACCAACCCCTCGGCAGCGGTGCCGACCAGAGCCGCCTCGCAGAACGCGAGCAACCCATCAGTGACTTTTCGGGATTCAATCAAAACCCAAGCTCCCTCATAATTTCAGTTTCCAAACGGGCACCCAACTGGTCAGCGACCGGCCCGAAGTGAGGTTGAGGGTTCACAGGGAACACACGGCCCATCGAGTCCGGCCCGCCAAACCCGAACTCCAACCTGGCCCCGTAAGGCTCCGACGTGCCAATGATCACCGCCTTCCCCTGCCTACCCATGTTGATCGAATCCCGATACTTCCCGGTGTCGACCGGAGCCAATCGTTTGATCTCTGCCAACGCAGCGTCTCCCACGGTCAACGACGCCTTCTCAGCCGCCTCCGCCGCCTTTTCACGAGCGTTAAGCAACCAGTTGATGGTCCTCGTCGCACCGACTATCCGAACGAAAATGTTCACCCGTGCGACACCTCCTGAGGCTGGTACATGATCCTCAACCGACGAGTCACCTCATACGTCTGAGTCAACACCGCCTCCACCGTCCACTCCTGCCCCGTCAACGGTCCAGACTCGAACGACACCTTGTCGTCCACGTTGATCCCGTCAGCGTCGAAAGGCACCCGCAGGATCCCGTGGTGTTCACGCAGATCCGCATACCCAAGATCACGAGGATGACCCGACAACCGATCCGAGTACATCGCACACCCCTCCCAGACCTGGGTCGAGGTGAAAGTTACAGCCCCAGTCGACTCATCGACCGAAGTCTGCCGTCGATCCTCGCGAGTAATCACCACTCGATCGGTTAAGCGCCGTAGGGCGGCTTGGCGTGCCGGATTGAACATCGTCATCGAGATCCTCCGCCATACGGAGTATCACGTCGAGCACGATGTCAGCGGGGTGCTCCCTGAACCCGGACTTGTCGACCTGCTTCCGCAACTCGTCACGATCTATCGCTGCGATCAACGGCCTAACCGGGGCAGCCGGGCGAGAGACATTCACAGTCGCCAACCCTTCGAAATCGAACTCAGTCGACGGTGTAAGCCGGATCCCGACAATCGGCAACGGCGACCCCTTGCCCGCCATCATCTGGATCTCGGCTATCGCATGCGAAGGGACCTCGACACCTTCGATCTCGATCGTCGGGTGCTCCGCCGCCGAAGGGAAACTCATCTTCACCTTCGAAACGTGATCCACCTAGTAGCTCCCGTGCCCAGTACGGCTATGAGCAAAGTTGTAGTCCACCGCGCGAACCGTCTTCCCAGGCTCTGCCAACGCCTGAGCACTAGCAATCAGTACTTCCGCCTCAACAGACAGACCAGACTCACCAGCACACAACGATGCCAACTGCCCAATCCGAGCCTCCAAGGCTTTCACATTCCGATCCGACTCCCACGTCACGTCCCCGTCCAACCGCATACGCAGCGGCTCAGACAGGAACCCAGACAGCCGGATCGAAAGAATCTCCAACGCCGCGACACGCGAGGATCCAAGCCTGTCGATCCGTTCCTCCAACGACGCCATGTCGTCAGAAGCAATCGGACCGGTCCAGACTTCGACCCCCGCGAGATCGCCAGCAGAAAGAGCCATCAGCCGTTCAACGCCTCAGCAACATCGGTGCCCGTATCAAGCGCCGACTCTGAAACGATCTCAGCCAACGCAGACAGCAGCGTGGTACGAGCAGCGCCAGCGGTCTCCCACTCCTGCGCCTTAAGCGCACGAGCATGATCCCCACCAACCCAACCCAACACCTGCTCCACAGTCGTCGTCTCGGGATCACCGAGAGAACGACTACCAGACGACGCACGAGGGTTGCTCTTCTTCAACTTCTCGTACACATCGTCCGGCAACTCCTGGCCTGGCAGGTACAACACGCCAGCGTCCACGATTGTGCGATCTGCAGTTGGCATTACGGCTCCTCAGCTCTCAACGTGCCCTGAACGTATCAGATGCACTCGAATACGGCAGTCCGATCAAGGTCACCGGCAATAGGCATGCCAATGGCGTCGAACCACACCTGATAGCTCGGCGGCACCTTGCCAACTTCGGCAACGAACACAACCGGTCCACCGATGTCAGCCTGGATGTTCACCGACGACATGTTCGCCGTAAGCGGACGCCCAAGCATGGTCTCACCCACGCTCGAAGACGGCAGGTAGATCAGCACATCATTGCCGATCACCTTCGCGGTGGTGCCCGCATAGTCCTCGATCGATGCGTCGTACCGGACCAGCTCGGGAAGCTCCCGAGACCGACGGACACGATTCAGCTCTTCCAGAGTGAGGAACGCAGGAGCAGCAGCAGCACCAGTCAGAGCCTGGTGGGCAGCGGCGTACTCATCGTTCACCTCCAGATAGTCGATCACCTCAGACGGGGCGATAGCCACGCCAGGAGCCTTGCCCTCGTCTCGCATGAGACGGTAGACAGTGCGCTCGTCAGTGAGCGGAGTCGAAGCTGACGTGTTGCTCCACAGCGTCGCCGGAGTGACCTCACGGTTCGCGTTGCGGGTGTAGGTCACCGACAGCGACGAGAGGTTGCCCGAAAGGGTCAACGAAGCGTCCTGAAGGATCTTGCCACGAGCAAGCTCCATCCGGTTCTGGAAAGCACGAACGTGGTTGTCCACATCGTCGTACACCTGATCCCGGACCCAGCCCGGCACAGAGCCGCGCATGAGTTCCATGACTTCCTTCTCACCGAGATCCAGCCAACGGCCCAACGGGGGCAGCTTGCCGGTCTTGGTTTGGAAGCCATACCGAGTACCCGGACCGGGTTCGGCGTCGAACGCCCGGAAGCCCATGGCAGGAGTGCGTGACCGGAGCGAACCGACCTCGATCTCGTAAGCCATATCGGCATTCATCGACGTGGGAAACCACCGCTCCAGAATGTGCTCTTCGATCGGAAGATCTTCGAGCACCTGAGTGGCGTAACCGCTGAGAATCTGCGGCTGCAAATCTGGGTGTTGTGTCCAAAGTTCCATTTGTCAGTCCTCCTCAGGCGTCCGCGTTGTGGTTGCGGGCACCGATCATCGCCGGAAGGTCAGCCGCGGTGACTGCCTCCAGGTCGTTGTTGATCGCGGTGTTGGTGAACCCGTTGACGAGCTGCGGCAGGATCACGAAACCGTGGACCAGGAGGGCACAGCCCACATAGGTCTTCACAGTCCCGTTCTCCGAGATCACCGGGGTGTCGTAGACAAACCCGGCAATCGTCTCAGTGCCATCAGAGGCACCCTTGTCCCAAACCCGGTACACACCGGGCGAAGCGGTCACCTCACCGACGGGAGTCCCGTCTCGGAGAAAACCGTTCGGATAATGCTCAGCCTCAAGGGCTGTGGTGGAATCAAACGTAATGGAATCGTTCGACTCCTTCCCGTGGGTCGAAGCAAGCCAAAGGCCGCTCCGAACGCCCCACGAGTAACTCTGCGTGGAGATATCAGTCATAGATCAGGTTCCTTCCCTGTCAACGATTAGTGGGCAACTCGAACCGCCTGTGGCGGTCCTTTCGGGACTCGAAGATTTCCGTCGAACGCGGAACCTCCGAGGTTTTGCGGCGAGTGCCGCGACGATCCGGGTTCGGGACTCCACGGCCAGAGGAGGCCACCCCTGCGTCGTCGTTCGAAGACCCGGAGACAAACCATCCGGCCTCTTCGTCGCGGAGAGCATCTATGACGTCGGCAATGTCGTCACTGGAAGGGTTGTCGGCAGGATCAAGATCGTCCATCACGATCTTCGTGGCCCGCTTCACCTTCTCTGGACGAATACCAGAACTGGCCAACTCGACAGCAACCGAACCGCGAAGCTCAGCTACCACCGACGGATCAGGTCCAGCGACGGCCGGGCGTTGAACAGGGCTGGGCTTAGGTTCACCTTCAGAGGACTCGCCGTCAGAAGATTCACCCTCAGCACTACCCGATCCCTCGGCTTCGAGCTTTGCCAGCGCCTCTTTCAAAGCACCCACATTCCCAAACCCGAGTTCCCGCACCATTTCTCGACGGGCAGCTTTCCGAGCCGAACGCCTGAACTTGGCATCTCGCCGAGCCTGAGCTTTCGCCTCTTCGTCTTCCTCGTCACCTTCGTCAAGTTCTGCGTCGTCCTCATCGTCACCGTCGTCATCGATGTCCACTGCGCCGCCTCGGATTACCGGCCACTCCAGGCCAGTCTCAGGATCAACGAGGCGATCTCCGCGATCGACCACACGGTCGAGCAACGCAGCAAACTCTTCATCGGACAATGCGTTCAGTTTCGTTCGCATGATGTTCTCCACCCCGAATCTCGTACCCCTCGGGAAGGGCAACCTGCTGTCAAACCGTGCAGGCCCGGTCTCCGGGTTACTTCGCCCCGGCGCGAGCTAATTGTGACAATGCCGCAGCCAAACTCCAAACAGAAGGATGCAACAGCCTTGCTCACATGGTCCTCACAGGAGATACAGGCTCAGGATCAGGCTCCTGGGACTCCAGATCTGGAGCCTCCACCGCAAACCCCTGTTGATCCAACGCTTCCAATTCTTCTTCGTCCACATCAGCCGGATCGATCCCCAAGGTCTTAGCCATTGCATACTTCCTACCTGCGATTTGTACCATGACCGCCGCTTCATCGACTCGACGCATTTGAAGATCAGCAACAACAGCGTCGATATCGCCGATCTCCATACCGGCATTCTCGATCAGTCGCATCGCTACCGATTCGGTCATCAGGCCACGATCCGCCAAAGCGACGATGGTGTCGACAAGCGACGACAGATCCGTCGGAATGTACGAACCGAACTGGATTTCAATGTCATGCAATTCCGGGTCAGCAACAAATTCCGGCAGACCAGCCACGGTGCTGAGCATCTGCAACAGCCGGTAATGCCGGGCAAGCCTCGGCCCACGCGACAACCGTCGCCGTTCGATCAGCTGCTTGTACGGCGTGAACGTCAACAGGATCGACACGCCAGCAACCATCTGGTTGGCCTGGACGTGACCCAACACGCCCTCTGGGAGACCAGTCACAGCCGACAGGTGACGCCGCAGGTACTCCGCCCGTTTCATCAACGCCAGCGTCGCGTCGGCCATCTCGACCTTCGAGATCTTTCCCTCCAACACTGAACCGACTTCGTACGTCACCGACCCGGTGCCGTTGTCGGCCAGTTTCCCTTCTTCCAACGCGAGGATCGGTTGGCCTGTCAAGTCGGCAGCTCGTGCCCCGTCAGAGTCGTTCAAAGCGATCTCGTCAAGCAGTTGAGCGTAGAACGAATAGATCGAACGACCGAAGTGGGTCAGGTACGACAAGTCCGACGGCTGGTGAACAATCGGCATCTCGTGGATCCACAGATCGAAATCCCTCAACGGGACCGGATTGCCTTCGTCGTCCAACTCCCCAGAGTCAGCCCAGACAGCTGCTTCCGGCGACAAGTCATCCAACTGCGACATGGTCCGTTTGTTGAACTTGTCCAGTTCCCACGTCCCATCCGACATGACACACGTCTTCCCGGAACGAATGTTGACGTTCTCATGCTTATACGGGTATTCCCGAATAATTGGTTCGCCGGTCGTTTCATCTACCACATCAACCAGTTCGTAAGTGACACGCCGCAACATCCGCTGCGTCTCACCCCGATTATTCAGCGTCTCGTACTCGTACGCGAAATGAACTTTCTCAGGGTCAGCAGTGATGTCGTCCTCAGGGAACACCGGGAAATAAGCGTCCGGCTCCCAGATCTTCATCTTCGGCCACAAAGCATCCGGGGTCAGCTCACCAGAACCCTCCGACCGGTGCGGAATCGAGAACACCGCAACCGAATCGCCGAGCGGTGTCGTCAACTCGGTCTCCGCCTCCCGAACCTTCCCCTCCCAATTCTCTTCGAACGCCCAATGCCGCATCCACTTCTGGCGGGCACGTTTCATCGGCTGCGCCATCTGCCGACGTTCCCACTCCTCGATCGCCATCACCGACTGCGCTTCCCAAACCCGCATCTGCGCGTCGTACGAAGCAGCTTCAACCGGATGCGGATCACTCGGAACGAACGGCTGTGCAGGAAAATCAGGTTCCGGCGGAAGCCGCAAATCAGCGTCAACCACCTTCACAGTGATGTCGTCACCAAGAGTCGCCGCCGCAGTCCGATCAGACATCGCAGGAGCGTCGCCCCACTCCCGCCAAACCTTCTGCAGCTCAGTGTTGTCATCAGCCAACGTGAACCGGGCAACAGTCTCCCGGTAAGCGCGCGCCGTCAGATACGCCAACAACCTCCGACGATCCGTCTCCGGCACCCACGACGGGATCTTGCCGCCCATCGTCCAATCGGCGTGCATGGAGTGCTTGTGATCAAACCCGGAATACTGATCAAGCTGGAAAGCTCCACCGTACGGGGAGTGGCTTACATCTGACATGACTTCACAGTCCTTGAGGTTCGAGCTGGGTTACAGGATGTTGAATCATTTCCGGTACTTCACAGTCCCCGAAGTGCGCCGCGACACGAGTTCCATCGAAACCTGTTTGGCTGGCATCAGAAACAAAGTCGCATACACAAACGCATCGAGCCGGTCAGGCGATTTCCTCGACTTGTCCGGTTCGAACGTACAGTTGTGAACGAGCACCCCGTCAGCGAAGAACTCAGGCAGATGCCCCGTCTCCACCATCAGGTTGTAGACGGGCACGGCGGCAGTAGGTGCGCTTCCTGCACTGGCTTGAGCAGAACTTGGAGCGAGGCCCCCTGGACCAGTAGGAGGCTTCGCAGCCCTCACAGCAGCGCTCCGTCGGTGCCCGTCGAGCCCACTCGTCCCGCCTGGCCTGGCTAGCGGCCTCACCGCGGGGGAGGCTGGCCGCCCGATCGTGCTCAACGGCGTGTTCTCCTGGGGTGACCAGGGCAAGGTTGCCGATCTCGTTGTTCCCGGGGTTGTGATCGATGTGGTGGACAAAGACCCCGTCAGGGATCTCGCCGTGGTGGCCGCGCCAGATACGTCGGTGGAGCAGCTCACCTTTCGCGTGACGGAAGTGCCCACTTGGCATTCGGTGGTACCAGCGCCCCCGGTATTCGATAGGCGGGCCATGCTTGCCCATCTGGGCTCTGCGAGAAGGCGGGTCGAAGCCGTCACACTCCTCGCAGGAACAAACTTGCCGGACGTCGAATCGAATATCGGATGACATCCGGTCATAACAACACAGCCCTCGACATGAGAGACCATTGTGAGGTCGGCAGAAACGCCAGTCTGACCGGACCAGGCAACCGGTGCCCACCCGGCACGGGTCAGCACCGAATCGCCAACAGTGACCTCCTCGATCGGCACATGGCCCCGCTCCGTCAACACCAGCGTCCCACCAACGAGACACATCTGATCTTCCAACAGAGGATACGAACCAGCGAACTTGACTTGGCCCTGGTCGGAAAGAAGCGCCACCGGTTCAGCCCTGAGATGTTTGCCCCGTTTGGCGAACACGTCCCGGATCGGAAGGTTTTTCGAGTACCGGCCCAACACTTCGCGAACCAGTTGCCCACCCTGGTTCGTTTCAGCGATCACGTAATCGGCGTTCCACTCCTCATACTTTTCGGCGACTTTCTTCGCCCATTCGGAAGGTCGGCCACGCATCGACGCGTCATCGATCACAGCGATCTGTTCAGAGTTGTAGCCCATGTCGCCAAGCCGACGGCACGCAACAACGATCCCGCATTCGTCGCCGGTCCCATCACCAGTCGACGGATCCACCGCCACCACTGTCGTACCCCGTGCGTATGGTTCAAGGATCCGATGCAACGGGACCCGCATCTGCGAGATCGCTTCAGGCGTCCACAAAGCCCCCTCCGCGACGTCAAGCAATTTCCCTTCCAGCTCCTGCGCGCCGAGACGAGTCCCGTCGTAACGGCCAACAACACGTTTACGGAACGTCTCAGCCAGATTCGCGACGTTGTCAAGAGTCCGCATCGAAGAGATCACCGTGTCCGGGTCATCAAACACGCCCGGATAATGCTCATCCTCCTCGTTACGGATCCGCAACAGGCGCACCGGTTTCGGAGTTGTAGTCGCAATAATCCGAGGCTCCCAACGGCCCCCATCGTCCATACGGACAGCGAACTCCATGTTCGACCAAGTCGAATCCTCAGACGGGGCCTTATGAGCATCAAGCCAGGCGGCTGGCTCGTCGCAATTGTGGACTCTTATGCCTGAGGCGTAGAACTCTGAGGTGCTGGTGGTGATGTCGTAGACGTCAGCGGCCCGCAGTGGAAATGCCGCCGCTACGCAGGTCGGGCCGTCTTCTTGGTCTTGTAGTGTTTCGCCTGGTTGGACTTGGTCGAGTCGGACCCAGCCTTTCCCAACGACCCACACCGGATGATCCGGCGTCGCATCAACATTCCCGCCCGTATGCGGCAACCGCCACACCTCCGCTGTCTTGCGAGTCAGCCCAGACCACGACACCGTCGCAGGCCCAGCCGCGGACGCCACCACGTCACCCACCGCAATCTTCTCGATCGGAACCAGGGAACCATCAGGAAACGTCACAGGAGTCCCGGCAGGGAAACACCACGACAAATGAAAGTTCGGGCCCCGCAAACGAGACGGCCGCTCCGACGAATACCCCTTCAAATATGCGCCGTTGTCGAGCCACATCTCCACAGACGACCGGTTGAACTGGACGATCCGTCCCCCCTCCGTAGCCATCCCGCCGAACACTTTGAACAGTTGGCCCTCAACCATGTCGATACGGACCGCGTCGAGAGTTGTCGACACGAGAGCGCAGCGGGGAGGTTCGTTCCATTCGGTCCCCAAAAGAAGTTCCCGGATCGCCTCAGCACCAGCCCTGGACTTGCCTGAGTTGTGGTTGACGAAACCGTCGGCGAGGTAGTTCTCGTAGCCGGGGACGGTCAGATCCCAGAAGTCGTCTTCGCCGACTGGTTCGATCGACACCACGTTCGAAGCTGTATGCGACGAACGGGGCACATCTCTCTGCGACCCTGACAGGACGTCGGGGGTCGCGGCGATCACAGTCCCGACATCGATATCCGCTAGACGGACCCACCCCGACGGCGTCAAAAACCGGTGCTGATCGGTTACGACAATCTCATCCCCTCGGGCATTGGCCACACGGTACAACCGGGCACGACCCTTCCTGAACGACCGCGACCCCACAGCCACCACAACCCGGCCGTATGGGTCGACAGCGTAAAGCTCGCCGCCCCGAAACTTTTCGACCGGAACCTCACCGGCCGGGGTCCCGATGAGAGTTCCCGCAGCGACACACCCTCTGCCCCCCATGAGAAGCCAACATCGCCAATCGTCGCGGACACTGAACGAACCTTTCGTCCCCGGCAACAACTGAGACGGCCGGGCCAAACCATTCCGCCACGGGTCGACAGGCGCGGCAGGTTCCTGCAAAACAGCGACCTCGTCCGCGACTAGGTCAGCCAAACCAGGGAACTCGGAATCGATAAACCCCAACACCTGCGGATCGCGGCGAACCTCAGTGAGGAGATCCTGCAAAAGTTGCGACGGAACCCGACTCACTCAGAGTCCCGGTCTTGGGTCTGGACCCGCCAAGCCTCCAAAGCGACACCCAACTGGTCAGCCACAGACCCGCCACGATGATCATTAACAATCAACGTGTTCGACACCGACGTCCCAGCCGAAGCCCGCCGCCGCAACGGCCGATCCTCAACCTCTACAGCCGCCTTCAACAAATCAGCGCCAACCTTCGCGACCCGGACAGCCTGCTCAGGCCGCCACCCCGCACGAACCTCATCATCCTGAGAAGCCAACCACTCCACAAAAAAAGTGACACCCTCCAACCCGGCATCAGACAACAAACGGCCCGGCCCCGAAACAAACCCCTCCACCGGCTCAGACAACACAGGAGGAGCCAACAACACCTCCGCCTCCTCCAACGAAACCGAAGGCCGAAACGGGAACTCCGGCACACACCCATCCCCCCACCAACCACGCCACTGCGCCCGCCACTTCAACAAAACCTTCTCAGAAACCCCCAAAACCTCCACCACACGACCAACCGACGCCCCACCCTGAAACAACACAAACGCCTGCCACCGCCGCTCCCCCCAAACCTCATCCCCAAACCAACCCCGCAACGGACGCGGCCCCCCCGCATCAGGAGCAACACGACCAG